GAGTGTGACGTTAAGAGCCTTTTTGATTTTGTCAAGCGCGCCTTCGCCTGTGACCGGTGTAAGGTCTACAGCGGTCTTTGTAGCGATAGCCGCAAGGACAAGAGCGTTACGTGTTGCAACGTCCTCTTCACCAAGCCAATCAATAAGCACCTGAGAGATATTTGCATCGGAGTCTTCCAGAAGCTCATTTGTTACCGGAAGATATCCGGCGTACTTCTTGATCGTGTAGTTAACCGGTGTGAAAGTCGGGCCAGTCTTTGCGCCAATCTTGCCAGCTTCGGCAACCATTGAAAAACCTGTGTGATTTGCGCGCGTCTGGTATGTTCTACGTCCGGACATCGTGCTGACAGATTCCGTAGAAACGAGGCTCTGAAGGGAGAATTTTGCTTCACGGAATTTGTTGATTCTTGTCTGGATGTCTTCCGGAACGGTATAACCGCCATCTCCCGGTGTTCCTTCGTTGTTCATGTTACGGAAGCCACGTCTTGCGGCCTGCGCGAACTCATGGATAGCATCCGTTTTGTCTTCAACCGGCTTTGCTTTCGGCTCAACTGAGCCGTCCCCGTTCGGGTCCATAACGTCCTTCATGAGGTCGAAAGCGGCCTGCTTGTCCTGAAGTTCCTGTTTTGCCTGCTTTGCTTCTTCAATTTTTCCCTGTTCTGTGAGATTGATGACCTGAGTCTTGAGGCCGTTAATCTCATCGAGAAGTTCTCTGAGTTTTCTGTTCATGTTGTTTTTCCTTTCTTAGATTCCGTAAGTCTTAGATTCCGTAAGAATCTAAATCTTTTAAGAGTTCCTGTTTCTCTGACTCGATCCGGTCGGCTTCTGCTTTTTTGGCAAGAACCTTCTTCCGGATTTCGTCTGTAAGTCTCATGCCCGAGACGCCTGCGACCATGACCGGCGCGGACTCTGTAAGCGCGTTCACGAAACCCATCTCGACCGCCTGATTAGCTGTCAGCCATGTCTCACGGTCCATGAGCTTCAGAATTTCATCCTCGCTCTTGCCCGTCTTCTCGACATAGGCCGCCGCGAGTGCTTCGTTCATCCGCTTAAGGATTTCGGCGTTTTTCTGCATATCATGGTAATCACCCGCCGCGCCGAACATTGAGACGTTATGAATCATTATCATAGCCACTGGACTAATCTCTGAATGATTTGCCATTGCTATGACAGACGCGGCAGAACCGGCAAGGGACTGGATCACGATATCAACATCATCGCGTCCGTGAAGTAATGAGTAAATCTCACTACCAGCAAAAACCGAGCCGCCACCTGAATTAATCAGGACTGTTAGACGCTCTCCGTCCGGTTTGGCTTTGATTGCGTTGGCAATGTCATCCGGACACGTGGAATCCCATTCCAACCAGTCGTAAATCCATTTATCATCATTGCTGATGATGTCGCCGCATACATTAATCTCCGCCATTAGCTCCGTTCCCTCCTTTCTGCCACTGCTTGCCGACATCCGTTACGGGGATATAATTCCCGTTGCACATCAGGACATCACCGCCGTCAATGGCAGGCCGGTCGAGTAATTCGCGACCTTCGTTCGGCGTGTACAGGGCGTTGTTGACGCCTGTTCTGATTGCGTCCATCTGCGTCTTCGTGTCGGTGCGTAGAATGGCTTTCTCGTTAAACTTAAAAAAGAAGCCTGCAAGGACTTCTTTTTTTGACAAAACCTTATAGTTAATTTCCTGTTCATACTGCGCGAGGCGGTACAGCATCGTATCAACCAAGAAAGACAACTGTTGCATCTCGCTATTTGAATAGCTCGACTTTTCATAATCGTTCAATTGGTTCGGTTTGATACCGAACGCGGCGGCGATCTGCAACGCGGTATATTTCCGCAGGTCGATAAACTGCGCGTCTGCTAATGACATCTTGATTGGCTGAAGCTGGAACCCAAGCGGGACGGCCACGACTTTTCCGGCGTTCTTTGCGCCGCTCAACATACTGTTATATTCATTCTGCAAGGCTATGCGCTTTGCTTTATCAATCTCCCCTGTATACTGCAACGCCATAGAGGCGGACAACCCCGATTTATACAACGTGTTGAGGTATTTTTGCGACTCAGCCGCGCTGTCTACAGTCTCCGCGAGGATTTCCCGCACCGACTTGCCCAAGAGTCCGTCAATGCTCATCCATGTCTTAAAATGCATCACGGCGTCATCCCGGAAAACACGCGTCTCCCCTGACCGCGCATCCGCATAACGGTAATAGATGCGCCCCGCGTTCCCGAAGATGCCAGCGTCATCAATCAGCACGGTCACATCCTTAGTCGGCATAGGCCAGTAGGCAACCGGAACGTATTCCCCGCCATATTTGCCCGTCTTCCGGTAGCGCGTCTGAATCCACACATAAGCGTTTCCGTAGTGTTCGCAGTTAAATTCTACAGTCGTCCAAAAGGTCGCGGGCGTCATGAATTGATTCGGTCTTGTCATCAGTATCCGCGCCGCCTCTGATGGCTCTGCACGGATGCGGCCCCGCTCCGTCTGCTGGTAGAATTTCAACGGCAATTTGCCCATTGTCTCCGAAAGCATCTTGAGGCAAGTAAAGTATGTTGCTTCATTGATGGCTCTACGGCTCCCAGAAGCATCAATACCCAACCACTCCAAGAGCTTCGGATCATCGAGCGTAGCCGTCTCCGCACCAACCAGCGCACGGAACGCGCTTCGAATATTCTTAAAAATTCCCATTTTGTAAGTCCTCGATAAATTTTGTTAGGTACTCGTCATAATCATCACCGAACTCGTGATACATCGCCAATTTGTAAGCGCACAGCGTAGCGTCAACCGGGTCGATTCTCTTTGTAGTAGCGTCTTTATCAATTTTTATCAAGCCATTGTTGCGCTTAATCACCGCGTTACTCATGGCGTAATTAAGGAGGGGATTATGTGTGTACAACACATTCCTACAAAAGACTTGTTCGCGAAAACCTTGCGTAGATTCATTAAGACTTTTGTGGGATTGGAAAACTTCCTCGACATTGTACCCCATGTCAGATAATTCCATCATCATCTTAGAGGCATTAGCCGGGTCGAAGCAGAGGCATTGTATTCGCCACTCGTTCGCCTCACAGGTGTCGAGCACGTATTTCATAACGGCGTTTTGGTCTACAATGGGCGTTTCTGTCACAGTCAAAAAACCATACTTCTCCCACATATCATAGGGCATTTTGTCTTTAGCCTTATGCTCTTGCAGTTTCTCCCATGACGGCACAAAACTATGCGAATAAAGGATGTATTTTGTAACTCCATCCTCTTCCTGATAAGGAATTACAAAAGCAACTGACATAAGGTCTGTCTTGGCTGAAGCATCGATTCCCACATAAACAGGGAACCCTTTCGTGTTTGGCAATGCTTCCGGTTTTACTTCGCACGCCTTCCACTTGGCCATGTCCATGTAGCCGTTTTCTTTTGCCGGAACCCAGATGTTTAAGCACTTGGTAAGGAATGCAACCATATGTTCCGGTTGTTCCTTTGCGATTTTGTATTCCCCGCGTATTTTTTCTACGCCTTCCTTGTAACTCATCCGGATGGGATTTGCTTTCCACCATAGCCGCTCATCATCGATTCGGCTTATATCGGCGTAGTCTTCTGGGTCAAGTTCACAAATATCAATCAGATACTCATCATTTGTAATATCTGGCAAATTAGGGTCGAGCACCTTCTTGCAGTAGGTGTATTCCGTCACATAACAGGGATAAGTGAGGTCCATGCCCGCCGTTGTGATAATCATGAGCAACGGTTCTTTTGTGTTAGAACCAAGACCCAAATCATAAAACTCAGTTGTCTTGTGCTGGTGGTATTCCACTTTGTTATCGTGGCGGCTCTTTATCCGTCACTTCTTGCAGTTTCCTGCAAGGTCAGACTATATTTTCGCATCAAAAAAGCACCCTATTCAGGATGCTTGATGTGTTGGAGGCTCTTGGGAGAATTATCGCTCTCTTAACGCTCATCTCCTAGTCGTTACAAACATAATCGATTGTTATGCTCTCGGTATTACCATGAACCATATTTTTTGCAATACTCAGTTACTGTCGTGCGGTGCAAATTAAGCTCTTTCGCAATGTCCTTAACCATCATTCCGGATTTCCGCATCTCGATGACCTTGTCGATTGTTTCGCGCTTCTTTTCGTTGTAGGCTTCCGTAGTGTAACGCACGTAAGAAGTTTTTGAGATTCCGTATTTCTTAATAATTTCTTCGCGCGGAACCCCTGCAAAAAAATCTTTTGCAACGTCTCTCTTTAACCTCTCATGCTCTATCTGTCTGGCGTCAACCAAATCACGGATATTAGCTGTAACTGTGGCGGCTTGACAATTTAACTCTCTTGCTATGGCTTTGGCTGTCATGCCGTTCAAGTACATTTCGCGCATTTTCTGATTTCGAGCGTCCTTTTTCTCTTGCTCAAAATTCTTAATACGGTCGTTAAGATCTTCCCGCACCCATGCCCAATTATCACAACGGGAAATCTTGTTAATCGTACTAATTACGACATTGTACTTTTCCGATAACTCTGTTTGACTTACCCCATCTGCAAGAGCCTGCTTGATTTTTGCTACATCATCAACCGTCAACTTGTCACTGCTTGCCCTGTTAATCATCCTGATCCTGTAAACAAATTCAGGACTGTGATGATGTCCAAACATTGGGTTGCCTGTTCCACTTCGCGCGGTTCGTGCTTCTTCATTCCACTTTGCACCCTTATGACCGCCATCCGTGACGTTGTACCCATTTTCGTGTTGATTGGATTGATAGTGTGCAATCCATGCGCGTTCACGCTCATCAAGTTCGCTCTCCGGACATAACTCCAAAATCTCAAACCGGAATCCGTCCCCATTGGCGTTGAACGCCCGTTGGAGTCTTACATTTTTATGGATTCCTTTCCGCAATTGAAGTTTGTGAATCTGCAATCTTCTCTTTGCGTTGTCACTTTGCCCGATATACACGCGGTTGTTGATTGAGTCTGTGATAATGTAAATTCCTGATTTCATAAGTGAGTTACCTCCTGAAATCATTATATCACACTCAATCTAGTATTGCAATTTATGGTTTTTAGGCTTCACCGATACACCCCAATTTATCCTCGACAAATCTACTTATCGAGTACCAGCAACGCCGGGTTGGTTCCGTCTCCTGTCTTTCCGTCCTCTTTTGATAATGGCTTAATTGTGCTCCCGGTTTTTATGTGCCTGACGGTATCTCTTGTTACCCGGAACCTTGTTTGCAACGGAGATCCGCGCAACATAAGACCGGCCTCACCGAAAACAATTTTGGACTGGTCGCGCTTTGTTCCAGCCGTATACACCTCTGCCACTTCCCCGTTTTTAGCGGCTGTGACGGATATTTCGTAAAGCGCAACGCCCGCCTCGTCTAGTGACTTACTGTTTTTTCGTCCGACCTCAAAAAAGGACTTTCTGAAACGCCGCTTGCCGTTGTCTTTTCGTCTCCATCCATAGAGTTGGCATAACCTAAATTTCTGCCATGCGTTTAACTCTATCGGTTTCCCCGCAAGTATGCCCTTACTATGCCGCAGGAATCGGAACCACTCCACAATCCGGTGCGCCTCACGCTCATCCCATGTATATGGATAATCGCTATGCGCCGCTTTATCGCAATCGTCCAAGAATCGTTGACAGGCCCATTTGTGCGCTTTGCAAGAAATATAATCTTCGTATTCTGAAACTCTTACATCATTAAGACAGTTATAAGCGTATTGCTTTAGCTCCCCCAGGTGGTCAGATTGCTCCGAATTTTTCTTCAACGCGTTCCGCCTCCTTCTTGATTTTTGTTGTTGCCGCTTTCAGCCTCGAACTGATAGACATCCCGCAGAGGTCGCCAAATTTCCTCATTTCCTGTGCATACTGCGCTTGAACATTCACATACGGATTGCTTTTCATCTTTCCGTCAGCATTGTCAATATACACGAGAGAGGCTTTATTCAGTTCTTTGGTTGCTTCTCTGTACCCTGCGTAAGCGTTGCAATATCCCGCTATATTCGCAAGGTCGAGATTTCCGACAACGTTAATTTCAAGCAATTGCGGAATCACTCGTTTCCACTCTTCCCTCGCCACCTTATTCGTTAACCAGTCGGGCGGGTTAAGAATTTCATCAGATGCTGTCTTAACTAGTTCTTCCTCTCTCTGCTTTTGTTGCATGACCACGACATTCATCGTGCCTTTTTGCTGTGCGAGAGGTTTCCTTGCGCTTTCGCGCATCTCTATTCACCTCCTAACGCGTTTCAGCGGTTTTACTTTTTTCGGTTCCATTTATAAATTTGTGTACAAAAAGG